TAGGATAATCCTTCTACGTCGATAGATTGTAGCTTTGCTCATGAATTTCTGTTCTGCTATTTCTTCCCATCTCAATTGAGGATATCTCCAGCGCAGATTAAAGATTTCCTTATCTTCATCAACTAGATTGATCAGGAGTTTGTTAATAATAGCTTTAAATCCTTCAAGAAATTTTAAAGTCGGATCATCCGCGATTCTGATTGCGATAGTTTCGGTAGGTTTGCTTATTCCTACAGTAGGTCCACTTTGAGCATCTGGGTTTCTGGTTTCTAATTCTAGTCTTCTCAAATCTATTGTACGTTGAATGTTTTGGAATTTGAAAAGTTCTCTGTCCAATGTTTTGAGTTCTTCGTCGCTCAATTTTTTCAATTTCTACCTCCAAATTTTTAAAAAATGTAAACAAGTCATCAAACATCTGAGAGAAAGCCTTGCGAATATTAGAAATTGCCTGATCAATCATTTTAGTTATAGCTTGAATTTCTTCGGGACTTAATTTCCGTAGCTGTTTGTCTAATTCTGCTTGCTTTTCCTTTAGTAGAAGTTTGGCTCTTTTCTTCCTGAATCTCTTATTCATTGAGTTCTATTTCCTTTCTGAATCTCAATTCCAAAGAATGTACAGATATCTTCCAATGCGCATTTAGAAATGTTGCTGCCTGCTTCCCACTTGGCTATCGTATCTCTGCGATACCCTAATTTGATGGCTAAATCATTTTGAGTCAATCCAAACTCGCGTCGCTTTCTTTTTAGAGTTTCGGCAAAATGATTTGTCGTTTTTCTCAAAAACATACGAGGGTCAAGATTCAATTTTTCGCAAATAACAAACATATCCCCATCTTGCGGTTGTGCTTTTCCGCTTTCCCAATACCAAATAGTTTCTGGGGTAACTCCAAAGATTTTAGCAGCTTCAACTTTCTTTAGACCTTTTGATTTTCGCCACAATCTGATTTGATTTCCGAACTTATTATCCTTCATCATCCACCTCAATCTTTACGACTGCCCTACCGTTTGGGTGTCGTCTCTGAGTTGATGCGAAAGTATAATACTTCAACATCCTTTCAGCAATTCCTGTTTCTTTGCTGATTTCCGCAAGTGTCTCCATGGTAACGAAGGTGTCGCCTTCATACAATGCGTATTCACTCATGTTCCATCTCCTTGTTCATTATTTATCCTCCAAAAGCTCAGGATTTTCATAGATATTACCCACAACCTCTATTTCTTGAGCGAAAAAACCTACTTTTTGATAATTGTTGTATTTCATAAAAGAACAAATCCACATAGCTTTAAATGACTCTATGGTCCCTAGAAGACCATTGCATTTTACAACATCCCCCTCAAAGATTTCCTTACCATTCTTGTCTTTTAGTCCTGTTGATTGCATGATACATTCATAATCATCAAAATGTAACCAATCTTTTTCCTCTTCGATCCAAATGATAGGACAAGTCCAGTTTTCGTCATCTGTGTCACAATTGCCTACCATGACTTTGTAATTCATTTCTTTTCGCAGTCTATCCCACGCTCTAAATTTTGGTATCATAATCTCACCTTATCTCCAACTTTCACTTTCTCATACACGTCCTTTGTAACAACAAACACCCCGTAATCACGAATTGTGACAGTATACAGCTTCCCATGTCGTCCTTTCTCAACGACTTTACCGAATATCTCAGCGCCTGCGTTATCCACCTTGTAGACAATCATCGGCTTCTTCTCTTCTAAATCTCGAATCCTGTCCATCTGCCAGATATTCAATCCAGCAGATAGCAGAATCCAGATAGCTATGAATCGTTTCATTCTACTCCAACTCCTAACTCTATCAACTGCTCTTTTAAATCCTCGATTGTTCGCGTCAAAGCAACCTTAATCGCATCTGATAAAACTTCAGATGTAATAAACAACGTTGTATCAGAATAAAATGTACAATTTTTAATTGATAACCTAAATTTCGGTTCTTGTCTCAATATTAAAGCTTCTTCAAGGGGAGTTTTTTTGCGATTGATAAACTTTTCAAGTTCTTTAATCTGTTGCCTGATTTCTCCTGCTTTTTCCAAATCTTTTATATTCATCACTCCACCTCCTCAAAGTAGCTATGAAATTTACTTAAATTGATAATAGCAACCTCTTCAACGAAATGTTTTTCAATATCAAAGTTTGGATCATTTTTTCCAAACTCTTTTTCTATAGCTTTTTCAGCCAATGATGGCAAACTGAATATACTTGCTCCGTTTTTTAAGGCAAGCGCTTGACCGTGTTTATTTACTATTCGATAACCCACATCAAACGGTCTAATTTCCTTAGGTATCTTTATGCGTTTGTTTTCAGTTTTTTTAGCTTGTTCAAGTGTTTGTACCATCACTCAACCTCCTCAATCTCAATACCTTCACAATTGAAAACCCAGTCGAATCCAGCTTCTTCGAGTTCTTTGTGAGTGTGGGAATATATAATATTGTATAAACTAGAACTTTTTGTAAAGAAATACCTTTCCACAAATTCTCCATATACCAACATATTTTCTTTGATATTCCCTTTTACTTTCACAACATACCGCTTCTCTTTCTCGACCTCGTAGCCGAAAATCCAAGCTAGTGCGAAAGTTTCTTGGTTGTTCGTATTTTTAATCCATAATATTAAATCGAAACTTTGGTTGTTTTCTTTCATAAAGTTTGGATTCATAGCAGTATATAGACTAGTTGTTAAATGTTCTTTACAAACCTCAATCCAATCTGCCACACACTGCTGAACTTTGACTGGTTGCGGTTCGTCTAGTTGTTCCAAATCTTTTAAAAATAGCTGACAAGCTGCCTTTGCTCCAATATCAAATAAACCATTTTCATATTCTTTATACTTCTTAATCAATTCCTGATTATTCATCTTCCAATTCCTCGTTATATTTTTCTACCAATTTATGCAACCACGACCAAGGTTCGGTTTCTTCACTGATTGGGTCAACTTCCCTTTCTTGCAACCAAGCTGAGAAATTAACCACATTATCAATGTAGATTGTGTCGTAATCGCCCCAATCCCAAACAGTTAAATAAATTTCTGTTTCAGTTCCATTTTCATCTTCAACCGTTATTGAACCATTTTCAACCCACGCTGTGCCAAAACACAATTCGCAAGTGCCAGTCTGTTCTTCTTGAAAATCTGAATGGTATTCTGTCACTTTATATTTCATCTTCCAACTCCTTTATTCTCTTCTTCCATCCTTTCACTTTCTTTTTAAGTAAGTCTCTTTCCTCAGACCTGCTAAAAGCAAGCGATTTAACACACGGCTCAGATAGTTCAACTATCCTTGCCTTCGTCTGCTCGATTGTACATTTCAGTCCGTCAATGACTGTCTGTTTATCGTACTTCATCTTCTAAAAATCTTTCAATAGCTTCTCTGTAGGAGGCTTCCACCAGACCGTCTAAGTCGTTCAGGGCTTCGATATAGTCTGGACGACCTTGCCCATACTGCTCTTTCAAGAATTCAACAAAGAGATGAATTTCCTGATAGGTTACTCCAACCATATTTCTTACCTCTCACTAAAACGGAAAATCATCTTCCTCAAGGGCGTATCCTGGCATTTGTTCCTCAATGTTCGAACGGTTAGCTGTATCATCACGCTTTTCAAGTCGCTCAAAACCATCTGCGACCACCTCAGTCAGATAGACCCTGCGTCCTTCCTGATTCTCATAGTTCCTTGTCTGGATGCGCCCTGTCACACCGACAAGATTACCCTTCTTGCACCATTCCGCGAATAGCTCCGCCTGCTTGCGCCACATCATACAGTTGATGAAGTCTGCCTCTCGCTCGCCGTTTGCTCCCTTGAAATTCCGATTGACCGCTAGCGTAAAGGTGGCAACCGCCACATTCGATGGCGTATATTTTAATTCAGGGTCTTTCGTTAAGCGACCCACCAACGTAACATTATTGATCATCTTTCTTCTCCTTTCTTGCTGCACGTTCCCCGACTAAGTAGCCGAGAAATAACCACAGAATAGCCATTCCAAATTCTTTAAAAAGTTCAATCATTTTCTTCTCCTCCTGAAAAAGTCGCTAAATAGTAACAATCCTTAGCACCGTAGTCAAACCGTGTCGTCCGCTGACCAATGTGCTTCTGAAACCTTGGATGAGTGATAGCCGAGAAAGCCCATTGATGGTCTTTCATCTGCTCAATGAGATCATCAACATTGTCAAACGTCCCAAGGTAAAACTTGCAGTGCCCATTGTAAACGAAGTAAAGCTCTAACATCACTCCACCTCAACGGGATAAAAATTCCCAAAGGAACCCCTCAAAGCCTTGCCAACCTGTACAGCTGCCGCCCGAGAAACAAACCGCAATGCTTTCTTCTCCTCAGAACATGAAATGTCCAAGCCAGTCACTCCAATAACCACGGATCTCAGAAACGGCTTATCCTCTCTTGTCCCATGCTTTAAAATAAACATCAGCCACCTCCATTCTAAAAATATTGCTTCCGCTTGTTTGTCAAGTCGTTGAAAACCATTAAATGGTCTTTATCCACACCCTTCATCAGTCTGGACATAAAGGGTCTGCCATATCTTTTCTGAATATCAGCAGAAGTCAAATTGGTGGTAATGATTGTATTTGAACGCTTATTCAGGATATTGTAGAGAATAGTAAACGACCACTCACTATCCTTTTCCATGCCCAAATCATCCAAAACCAAGAACTTAGCACTGGCAATTTTATTGACCAGAAACTCTTCCTGACTAAAATCAGCTTTAATCTTCATCAACAAGTCAGTCACGTTGATGAAAATAGCAATCTCTTTCGTGTACTCAGATAAAGCCTTTACCATAGCAAAGGCCAAATGACTCTTGCCAGTTCCAGCTTCTCCTTGTAGCACGATGTTGTTCCTAGCACCCTCAGACCACTCACGACAAATCCTCTTTGCAAAAGCTAGCTTTTCCGCTTCTTTTTCGGTTGGCGTCTCAAAATTGTCCAAAGTCGCATTTTTCAAAACCTCATCATAAAGAGAAAACTTCTCAAGATAGTATTTCCTCTTTCGCTCATTCTCAGCGTCAGCCAGTTCATTCACTCTTGCTTGATTCTCCTCATGAATCCGCTCAGATTCACACATGCGACATACAACACTCTCGGTCCTCAATATCTTTATCAAAGGGATGTTATGCTTTTCGCAGAACTCTTCTTGTTGTTCTGTATTCCTGTGATAAGATAAGGCAATTTCCTCAAACACATTGTCTACCATGACAGACGACCTCCGCATTCATGCCAGCTAGCCATTTCAGACAAGCAGGCAATCACTTGTTGAATTGGCTGGTTTGCTAAAAGAGTTTTCTTCTCGTAGCTTAACGGATAAAATTCCTCTTCAAATTGCTTGATAAGTTCTAAAACCCCCATTCTTCCTTTGCCCCCTGTTCTGATTGATTTCCACGAGAAGTAGTAAATCCTCTTGACTTGTTAAAGTTTGATTGCTCTTCTTCTTGTTGTACAGTAGTCTTGATACCATTTTGCGCCCAATTCTTCAAAATACTATTTACATATCCAAAACTTCGTTTTGAATTATCAGCAGCCTTGTCAATCGCAAGTTTTACCAATTCATACTCCATATGATCAAATCTAATGTAGTCAAGTAGTTGTTCAAATTGTTTCCCATCAAGCACTCCGACACGAGATTGATAATATTCAGCAATAGCAGCAGGAGAATTGTCCTTTGCAGAATCTATCTCTTTTATATCTCTATTCTCTTTTATATCTCTATTCTCTATCTCTATCTCTATCTCTGGTGCCTGTTCGTCCGACAAATGTCCGGACGAATGTCCCAAAAGTTTTTGACCTTTTTCTAAAGCGATTTTTCGTCTATATTCACGCTTTCTATCAGCTTCAGTATTTGATGAACCAATAAAATTTTGGATATCAAGCATGTAGATGGCCCCGTTATCCAAAACCTCAATCAATCCCATCTCTTTAAATATTCCGACTGACTTTTCTACAACTGCAACTGGTTGCCTAGTAATCGTTGATAGCATCTGTGCATTATAAGGTATGCGGTCATTAAACATTAATTTACCATTGTTTTTAAGGCTTCTAAGATAAAGTTTTAGTAGAATGTTAGAATAAAGTATCCCGTCTGGCATGCTTTCAAGAATTGCTATATCATCATTATCAAAAAAATTGTCTCGCAATTTTAAGTAATAATATTTTTTATTATCAGACATATACTCCTCCAATCCGCACTAAGTCTTTGCCCTCCACTTCCTACGGTTCGCACGGTACTTCATCCGCATATCCTCATAGATGTACCTACCCTCTAGCGCCATCTTCTCGACCTTCAACAGCTTATTTTCAGAGACTACATCACGATAGTCCTTAGCTAGTTTTTCATAGTCCGTTAGGTATTCTTTGATGAGTGATATTTTTCTATTCTCGTCCTCTAAATATATTTCAAAGTCAGACTTTTCTTCATCAGACGATAACATTTCTTTATTCACTCTTTCATGCCACAACAGCCATTCAATCAATTCTTCCATTTCCTGACCTCCTCACTTCAAGGTGTGCATTTTAGGTTCTGGCAAAGCTAATGGCTCAGGGCGTAAACCTACAGGCGGTTCGTTGTCGTAGGTGAAGTCTTTGAACTCACGGCGGATGTTCTTGCGGATTTGTTGGCGTTCAATCTCACGACCCATTTCAAGTAATTCATTACAAGCTCTAATCACTTGCACGTCATGTTCTTCTTGAAGTCGTCTTTCTTCCTCTTTTTGCTTTTCTAACTGATGAGCTAGAAACCCTGCGCTGATGAATCCTAAAATCACTGCACCAGTTCCTAAAAGCTGGTTGATTAATGGTGGTTCGTACATCTATTTTCTCTCCTTACGCAATTTCTTCTTTGTCTAACGCTTCATCTACAATTCCACGTAACACATCATAAAAGCGATGTCCTTCTGGAACAATAATTGGTTCATCTGGGTCTAATTTTCGACCGTAAGCATATACTGTTACTTTCATTTCTTTCCCTACCCCTCTAAGGATGCTATGAATTCCACATAAGCCTTATAGAAATTCCCAGATTTTTCGCTATCTCTATAAGCTTTATCAATCAGTTCTTGACCCGTTCCGTAGAAACAGCCTACTCTCCACATTTTATTAGATTTCGTGTAAGTAAAATGCCGTCCGCTTGACCAATGGTTTTTAAAAACGATAACATCCTCAAAATCCGATACTTTGGCATCGCCCGATACTTCGGCATTGCCCGATACCCATGCATCGCCCGATACTTCGGCATCGCCCCATACTTTGGCATCGTCCGATACTTTGGCATTGCCCCATACTTTGGCATTGCCCGATACCAATGCATCGTCCGATACTTTGGCATTGCCCCATACTTTGGCATCGCC